GTTTCCCAGTCACGATCGAAGTCGGGCTGGATTTTGATTTCTTGATCACGACCAATGAAAGCCTAATCACAAGGGCAAGAAATACATCCGTTGCTAAATTTTTAAAAACGGATTTTGAATACATGATGTTTATAGATGGGGATATTGAGTTTTCCCCTGATGATGTGGCGAAGCTCTGGAATCTGGAAGCAGATGTGTGCTGTGGTGCTTATCCAATGAAAAAGATGGGTAAGGGAACAACGGCATGGAAGGATGGTGTTCAAGTGCCTTTAGAGGAATTTAAAGAAGTCACTCCGATAGATTATGCAGGAACAGGGTTTTTGATGATCTCTCGTAAAGCGATTGAAAAGATGATTGAAAGTTATCCCGAAACCAAACATGAAGAATCTATTGGTGATTGTTGGGCGTTATTCGACACTGAAATCAAACATGGTGTTTATTTAAGTGAAGATTATTCCTTCTGTGATAAATGGCGTGAGATTGGCGGGGAGATTCTCCTAGACCCCTCTATTAAATTAAAACACTACGGTATGTATGGATATTGATCCTATCTCCATCCTTGATGGCGCGTTAGGTGATAACAAACTCTCTACCTACATCCCATACGGTCATCCTGACACGTTATGTCCCGAAGGTATTGTCTGGCAGAAAAAGAATGAAATAGGCGAATGGAGTGAGTGGTCTAACCACCCATGGCAGTGGGAATTCCACCAAGCCGGAAAAACGTACACACAACGAATGTTGGAATGTGCGAATCGTGTGGGCAAATGTGTGACTGGAGATCAGCTAATTGATCATCCTGACGGCACAAAGACAAAAGCCGTCGATCTTTACAACAATGGTGAGCCTTTTGATGTGCTTTCTTGGGATGGAGACAAGATTGTTTCTGCGGAGGCATGTCTACCGATAAAAAAAGCCACGCAGCCTTGTTATCGCGTTTATTTATCTAGTGGGGATTATTTTGAGTGCGCCTCTGGCCACCGCGTTTTAACTTCCCAAGGCTATGACTTCGTAGGACGGATTCTCTCATCCTTTGCTTGCCTTCAGGCGAATGATTCGGCGTTCTTCCAGTTAATTCGTGCCTTAAGTGGTTGGCGTTACACGAAAAAACTTGCAGGTTTTCTGGTCGGTTGTCTATCGGATTACCGTTTATATGGTGAACAACTTCGTCAGGGGTTAAAAGACGACCAAGCTGGTTTTCCATCACAAGACGGTGTTCCGCAACATACCTCTGTTTTGTGCAGTGCGGGTGTTCAGGATAATAAATATACCTATAACCCTTCAGCATTTTTACTCCACCCTTCCAGTCAGGGTGGCCTGAACCGCTTCGAGGGCCGGTTCTTTGGGTTTTTATTTTGTGTTTATAACAACATTGCTGCACACCTCGGCGGCTTACGCCAAGTTTTTTTGCGACTTCTTCCTGAGTTAGTTTCTCGTTTTCTATCAGGTTGCGAACAGAATCAACATCAATACGCGGCATTACGGTCTCCAAATGGATGTGTAAACAAAATTGTAGCATACAACGTTATTAGCGCACAACCAGTTTATGACTTCACTGTTATTCAATACGGCAATTATGTAGCTGGCGGAGCAATACATCACAACACTTACTCTGCCGCACCCGAAGTCGCTTATCACATGACGGGCTTATATCCTGACTGGTGGGAAGGACGGCGTTTTAACAAACCTGTATTAGTGTGGACAGGCTCACCCACTAACGAAACCTCAAGAGACATTGTTCAAAAAGCCTTAATTGGTGGAACAGGTCAGGATTTAGGGACAGGGTATATACCGAAAGATTTATTTGTTGGTAAACCTAATATGAGACAGGCGGGTGTCTCTAATGTAGTTGATCAGTTTAAAGTCCGTCACATCTCTGGCGGTGTTTCGCAATGTATTTTAAAAACCTACGAACAGGGATGGAGGAAGTGGCAAGGCACACAACCTGATGTTATTTGGTTAGACGAAGAACCCGATCAGTCATCAGATCAAAAACCGATCTTTAGTGAAGCCCTAACCCGACTCTTGACATCTCAAGGGATCATGATGGTGACGTTCACACCCTTACTGGGACAGACCGATCTCGTTATCCACTTTGAAAAGGGCGGCCCTGGTATTTGGTTAGGCAGAGCGACTTGGGATGATGCACCCCATCTTAACGAAAGATTAAAAGCGGAGTTAATCGCTTCTTATCCTGAATGGCAACGTGAAGCCCGTACTAAAGGTGTGCCGATGATGGGTGAGGGAAGAATCTTCACAGAGGATGAGTCAAATATTATTTGTGAGCCATTTCAAATCCCACCTCACTATGCGCGTATTTGTGGGATTGATTTTGGTTTAGACCATCCCGCCGCAGGCGCATGGATAGCATGGGATCGAGATACGGACACGATCTATTTATACGACTGTTACCGTAAATCAGGCGAACAGCCCTTATATCACGCAGAGGCAATTAAGCGACGAGGAAATATCCCTGTCGCATGGCCTCACGACGGAGCAGATCGAGAAAAAGGATCAGGTATAACCTTAAAAGACCAGTACCAAAAACATGGCGTGAACATGTTAGGTCGATCCGCAAGATATAAAAACGACAAAGGTGGATCACAACCTCAATGGCCTGTGATTGAAGAAATTATTGAAAGAGAAAAAACAGGTCGTTTTAAAGCGTTCTCAAATTGTATTGAGTATCTTTCAGAGAGAAGAACCTACCATACGAAAGACGGAAAAATTATTGATCGTGGAGACGACACATTAAAAGCCACTTTCTACGCAGTGATGATGAAGCGTTACGCCGCTTCTCAAACCATGATTAAAAACAAACCAAACCTAACACCCATAATGAGAATGTAATGGCAACAGGACAAGATTTAGAAAAACATTTTGTAGTAAATGGTATGAATCCTGAAAAACGTGTTTCGTATAAAGGACTCGACATCTACCTTGCTGACTCCGGCCCTCATTACGACGTAAAAGATCGCGGCTTTACAAAAGATGAAATGGAGCAATTCGGATTAGGTTATTACATGACCGTATGGGCAATTGGTGTGCATGGAAAAGTGACAGGTTATATACCTTTATTCTTTGAAGCCTTACACGATATGGAATTATCAGATCGTAAAACAGCCCGTCTTAATTCCGCAGAACTACAAGCGAAAGGGTTTATTAACCACGCATTAAAAGTAGGCTTATTTAATAAAGAGAAGTTATATGCCGCAGCTTAGAAAAACTGACTTCAACCAAGTAGCGGATTATATCTGTGATGAGTTAGAGACTCGTCGTACTGATCGAAAAGACTTCGATAAAGAAATGAAGGAGATTGATCGCCAATTAGCGATGAAGCCAGACATCTCCCATAAACTAGACGGTAACGGGCGACCTGTTCCTGATTTAGCGTGGCTACCAGAAGTTGAACTCCCATTACAAAGCCAGACGTTAGAAGTTTTAACGGCAGATTCAAGACGCATGATGCTACCTGATTCGGGCACATGGTTTGAGTCTATCGCAATGGTCGATGATGAGTATTTAAGTAAAGTTGATTTTGAATCTTTTATACCAGGCGACGAAAACGAAGTCCCTTCTTTAATCACCCAAGACAACGCTAATCAATTAGTCACGGGTGTATTAAATCACTGGCATGGGCAGTATGACTTTGGACACCATATTGATCTAATCAACGCCGAGTCGTTTAAATATGGGATGGGGATCGGCATCCCTAAAATGGTAACAAAGAATGTCTTAATGCACACAGCTAAGGGAGTTATAAAACAAAACCAACGCTTTCCTGTATTAATACCAGGTTCAATTAAAAACACTTATCTCGACACAAAGTTCAATGCTGTAATGTGTGAAGGGTTAGCGTTAGGGCCAAGTGAAATCTCATGTAAAAAAATGAGATTAGAAGATTTAAAGAAAGCCGCTAATAAAGGATCAAAAGACCCATTAAACGAAAATGGCGGCTGGATGCCTGCGGCACTGAAAGACTTAACGCCCGATAAAAATAATTTAGTTGAAGTAGTGGAAATGGATGGTGACTTTGTTGTTCCACGTAAAACCACTGATAATATTTTAATTGAAAACGCGATTATCACTGTTGCTATAGGTCAAGGCGATAAGAAAGTTGTCAGGATAAGATATAAGAAGTTCGACTTCCCTACTAAAATCAGATTCCCTTATCACTGTGAGCATATTGACAATCCTTACTCCACTTCTCCATTAAGAAAAGGCTCGCCGATTCAAAAAGCAGCCGTTCACGCATTAAGTAAGTATATGGAAGTGGCTGCGTTACATGCGGGTGCGATTGTTCAATATGATCGTGACGACCAAACCTTCGCAAGTGAAGGCGGCCCACGAATACATCCTTACGCGCAATGGGGCACGACAGGCGAAACCAAAATACACCAAATTGGTGATCCGCAAGCGATGTTCAATACGTATGTTGGTCTGTTAAGCCAGTATTCTGATGTAACAGGCATTAACGCACCAAGATTAGGCGCACAAACCACCTCTCACACCACGGCGTTTGCAAAAGAAGCGGAGATCAATCGAGGCACAGTGAGAACGGTTGATTATGTCCGTAACACCCTCAAAGGCCCTTTAAATCAATGGTTATCCATTGCTTACAAGATGGGTCGTGAAGAAATGAAGAAGGATGTGATCTATATCGAGCCTTATAACGGGTTTGTTGAACTAGATAAAAACCGATTACCAGAAGAAGCTATTTTTAATATTTATGGTTCAGGCACACCCGCAGAAGAAGCACAGAAAGAACAAAAACGCATGACTGCATTACAAACCGCGATGCAGATGGATCAATTAAATATCCAACTAGGTAATCAACCTATTTTAGATTTAGAAAAAGGCATTGAACAGGTATTAAGAAAAGGAGAGTGGACGGATGTCGACGCTATCACCCGAACAAAAGAAGTTTCTCAAGGAGCTGAAGATCAATCCCTTATGGGCACAGATATTGGAAGCGTTGCAGAGGCCGACCTTAACGCCTTACAAGCCTAAACAAGATTCAGATCAGTTTCATAAGTTTATTTATGAAAGTGGTCGAATACGTGAAAACGAAGATTTAATTAACCAACTAAAGGTGAATTATGACTGAGCAAACCGTGACTACGGAAACCGACGTAGAGTCAGTGACATCTACAGAGGAGAGTGGTGCACAGGATGATCTGGATAAATTACTCGCCGATTTTGACGAGGAAACATCTAGTCAATCCGAGCAATCGGATCAAGGGTCTGAACAGCCCACCACTTCTCTTGATGATGAAGATAAACAATTCCTTCAGAGTCTGAAAGAACAGGAAACTGAACGACAGATAAACGAAGAAATTGATCGCATGTCAGAACATGTGCCAGAGGACGTAACTATCCCTAACGATGTATTAAGGGCAATGGTTGAGTATAAGGCAGCAAAAAACCCAAAGATTGCCGACGCATTTATGAAGCGGCATCAAAATCCCGAAGCATGGGGTAAGGTGTCTAAATCATTAGTGTCAGAAATATCCAAAGGTTTTCAAAAACAACCTGACAAAAAATCCACTCAGGATAGAGAAGCGGTGATAGCGGCTGTACAGAGTGCATCCACATCCTCGCAAGAAGAATCCCAGCCTGATTTCAGTAAAATGAATGACGCGCAATACCAGAAATGGAAAAGGGAGAACTTGTAGCGGGGATAACGTCATGGAGGTAAATCATGGCTCAAACTATTTCCGCAACAGATACCGAGCTACAAAAGCCGGTAAATGCGATCTTTCAGCAGGACTTTTTAAGAAATGCTAAAGCTCGCTGCCCATATTTCATGGGCACACAAAAAGGTGAAGTAACTGAACACTCAGGCACTTCAACAATCAAATGGCGACGAATTGAGAACTTAACGCCGACCACCACTGCTTTAAGTGAATTAACGGGTACTGCATCTTATATGCAGGGTCGTGATTCTGTTGCAGCATCTTTCACAGATGTAACCGCAACGGTAGGCAAGTATGGTCAGTTTTATATTCTTAATGAAGAAGCTGATTTGTTTAACTACAACGGTCAAACCGCTAAATTGGTTGAAACCCTTGCTATTTCAGCAGGTCGTTCACTTAACCAACTACAACGTAACGTCGTAGAAGATAACGCTACTGTTGTTTATGCAAACGGTGGTGCTGATTCTGCAGTGAATACGGTGATTGCTGTTGGTGATGTTCAAAATGTCATTAACACATTAGATCGTAACTCTGCAATGACGTTTACGCCAATGACCACAGGCTCTACCAACATCGGCACTGTTCCTGTTCTACCTGCTTATTGGGGTTTAACTCACCCTGACGTAGCAGTGGATATTTCAGGTTTATCTGGTTTTACTTCTGTTGAGAAGTATGCAGGTCAGGTTGACACTGTAATGGGTGAATTTGGAACGCTAAGTGTTGCTGGTCAAGCTGTACGTTTTGTATCAAGTGAAGATGCTTCTATTGATACTGACGTAGGTGCGACAGGTGGTTCAGGTGTTCGTGAAACCACTAACTCAAAAGCCGATCTGTATCACACTGTTGTCTACGGTATGGACGCAGTTGGTTCTGTGGGTATGGGTGAAGAACACACTGACGGTATCTACCGAGCAGGTGATTCAATGGACTCCATTGAACTGATCTTGAAAGAGAAAGGTTCTGGCGGTACATCCGATCCGTTGAATGAAATTTCAACACTTGGTTGGAAGTCATGGCACAGTGGCGCAATCCTCAATGCAAATTGGGCACGCACCATTCGTTCCGCAGCTTCTAGCTTATAACCATGAGGGGCGTATTAGCCCCTCCATTTAGGAGACTAATATGCCCCATCTTTTAGCAGCAGGAATTGACGATTCACGTTCATTAGGACAAAAGTTTAGACGCACTGAATTACAGCAAGTCTTAAAAGCAGAAGAAATTTGGGATGATGAAAAACATGCCAACCTTCCAAAAGAGTCGCTCGATGGCCCTTGTCTTTTAGATTTAGTGAAGTCTAACTCAATCGATCTAAAGAAATACATTGCGCCTGACGGTTCTTTTGTAATGTCAGATCGCAAACTTGACGCACCAATGAACGAAGTTGATTTACTTAAAGATCAGCTTGCGAAAATGCAAGAAACGATTGATGAGTTGCAAAAACCTAAAACAGCAAAAGGTAAGTAATGAGCAATATTAATTTATCTCAGCATAGCGCTTGCCTTTTTCAATAAGGCAAATTGTGGCAGCAGAAACACCATATTTCTTGCCTAATTCAGAATATCTTAAACCATTCTTACGAAACCTTTTACCGTTTAGGATTGTTTTTTCTTTTAAAATGGCTGATTTTATCTCTTTAACTTCTTTGTCAGACAAATTTCTGCATTTAGAGCGCATTTCGTCCCCGCGCTCAAGCCAGAGTTTTTTATTGGCATCACTCAAAGCTTTAACAACGTGAGGAGGTTTGGGCTTACCCTTGCTTTGTAAGATAGATTTTTTTATTGCGTCTTTATTAGGCTTGTGCCCGTTTTTTTTGAGGGAATCAGATATTTTCTTCTTGGTTTTATCCGAGTGCTTATAGCCTCTGTTTGTTTCTGCTGTTATACGGATGTTATAACCATTTTTTACAGAATCAAACGAACTAATCCAGAAATCTTCTCTTTCAGAGAGACTGTATTCAGGAATGTTAGATTCAGCAGATTCCAGCACAAAAGAGGCTTCACCGTGCTTGTTCCAAGATCCTTGTAGTTTGTAATTTGGATGCTTGTTTCTTCTTAATAGGCTGCGGTGTTCATTCCATCTTTTTTTAGGTCTAGTTGTAGACCCGATATATCTTTTACCAGAGGTAATGTTGTGAATTACATATATAAAAGCCATGCTAGGATTATAATTGCATGAAAACTCTATTACAAGGAGTCAATGAAGTTTTTAAGAAGAAAAGGATTCTTGTTAATCAAGATGAATTAACTTCTTTAACAAACTCAGGACTTCAAATCTTTATTGATACTGCGATACAGAATTGGAATGAGTTTATGGATGAACTCTACCGATCTGGTAACGCCCCTTACCCTTCTGAATTAAAGGAGGGAACGATCACGCTACAAACAAATATTAGAGAGTATGATCTTGAAAATGATTTAGTTCAATTAAGATATCCTTTTTTAGACGAAACAAACGGTAGAGAAATACAAGAGTATCCTGGTGGATACATAGCGATAGTCAATACTCAGCTTGTCCCGTCTAACTACACTGGACTTCCTCAGTATGGCGCAATCTCACCAGAGGATGACAAGATATACCTAGATCGCATCCCAACCGCTAATGAAAACGGGTTAGTGTATAAATACCGATACGATAAAGATGTTTCTTTATCTAATGCTAACGATACGTTTCCATTTACTGATGCTGTGTTTAGGGCGGCAGTTCCGGCAGTAGCAGAGTATTGGTCAAGAGATCGACGCAATAAGTTTGATCAAGCTGTATTTGATAAGTCATTTGGTCGCGCAGCAGAGCTGTTATCTAAACGACACAATGCTAATAGCTGGATGACAAAATCAAACTATTACAATAATACCGATCCATTAAATGCCTAGTTCATTCGGCCCTCAAGATAATGAGGTATTAGTTAAGTTTGGTGGTGGTTTACATACTCGACCAGCAGAAGATGAGGTTATTGATCGAGAATGTGTGTCAGGTCAAAACTTTGACTTGGATATTGAAAAACTTGAATTAACTAATCGTGCGCCTTTTGATCTGGTTGGCACAACGCCAAACGCAGGATCAATACAAGGGTTTATTACATTACAACAATCCGATGGAACGGTTAAGTTTGCTGTTCAATCAGGCACAAAAGTATATGAGTGGGATGGTGATGCTACTTTTACTGATTTAGGTGTCACGGTAGACGCAACAGCACAGTTAAGAGGGAGGTTAGAATATAACTGGCAGTTAGAAGATAAAGTTATCATTACCGATCTCAATTTAAAAGAAAACGTCATGGAGTGGGACGGCACAACACTTCAAGATGTATCTTTTACTAAAGATGATCCTGCTGTTGCTTTTGGTGATTTCAGGGCAAAGTATTTAGTTATACAAAATGAACGCGCTTTATATGGTAACGTATATGAGAACGGCACAAACACAAAACATTTAATTGTTGGATCGTCGAGAGCAGACTATAAACATATCTCAGTCAGTGATCGACCATCATCCAGTTTAAGCGATTCCGATCCATTCTTTTTAATTCAGCCTGACTACAGACCGATTAACGGATTAGTTGAGGCGTATGACACAGTTGTTATTTCTAGTAATTATGGGAATCTGTTTAAATTAAACGGAACGTCCGCAAAAGATTTTTCTATGCAGCCTTTTTATCCGAGATCAGGCGCAAGCGGCGATGAGTCGTTAGTCTACGCGGGCAATGATTTCTACTACGGACGACAAGGGCGCATAGAATCTGTTTTATCTACCGAGCGTTTTGGCGATATTCAGACTGATGATCTTTCTATTGGTATTCAAGATCAAACAGAAAGTTATAAAGAATGGACTTCTGTATTTAACTCAAGAACACAAAAAGCCTATTTCTTTCCTGATTCCGAATCATTGTGTTGGGTATTTAATAAACCCATGTACGAGAGATTAAAGTTTATTGAACAGGGAACACAAGCCTCGACTAATCAAGGCGCAGGGCTTTCTCCTTGGGTGAAGTATGTCACTACTCATAGCACAGGATTCCAGCCTACTGCGATCATGAATATGCTCGATCCTGTAGACGGGCTTGAGTATATCTTTTTTGGTGATGCAAATGGCAACATCTACCGTATGGAAGGCACAGGCAGTCAGGATGGTGGGTCAGAGGATGTTAAAACAGAGTTCATCTCTAAATTATACAAAGCACCACTTGATGCGGAAGCTTATAACATTGAAGGTTATATTAAGTATCGAGGCGGTGAAGCATTTACAGCAGAAATTCAGTTAGATTTTGATGGTGAAGCAGTGTCATCAAATATTGTCACGTTGGATTTTGCAGAGGAAACCACACTAGCCAACTATGGCGACTCAAGCAGAGTATATAGCGGATCAGTTTATTATGGACTCAAAAAAGAAGGCAGACTTATCAGACGACTATTCGGAATCGCAGGACAAGGCACAGAGTTCCAAATCAGAGTCACAGTCACAGGTTCAACCTCATTTAACATTAATGAAATCCTCCTCCGTTTCGAGGAAGCATCGTCTTAGCAAAACCTTAAAGCGATGGGTAGAATTCCGCCCTATCGAAAACGAGGATATTCGCTATTTATGGCCTGCCTATCTTGAAGGTCAACTCCCAATGTTTAAAGAAGGGTTGACTGCAAAAGACTTTAAAGAGGCGGTCGAGGTTTTTATTCTAGAAAATTATCACGGCGGATGGACTTTATTAGCAAACACTCAAAAAGGTTACATCCCTGTTGGGATGGTATTCGCAAAAGATGACGGTGTGTTTTCTGAGCCAGTAGGGAAGATAGCAGCGGTTATCTGGATGCCTTGGGCTTCAAACAGAAACAAATATGAATCGGCAGTTAATTTTTTCAATGAAATCAGAAAAGAATTTGTATTTATTGGAAGGGCAGAAATGAAAGACAAACATTTTTATGAACACATAGCCAGACATGGGATTATTCGTCGAGTTGGAACAATCCATCTTGAAAACGAATTAATTTCTGAATGGCAAACAATTAGGCCAAAGCAATGAGTATAGGTGATACATTAGGCGGTATATTTGGTAGCGAAGAAAGCTCGGCGGCAGCTTCTAGTTTTAGCCCTGTTGGTTTTAATGCTGGTGGTATATTGGCTAATTATGCAGGCGGCACAAACAAGTTTTCTGTTGATTCATCCAAAGGCAGGAAAAAATTATTTAGTAGATTGTCTAAAACATTTTCCAGACAGGCCAATGAGTTTAAAAACTTGCTCCCTTTAGTAAAGCCTGGTTTTGGTGAATTAACCAAAACGAGAGTACAGGCTATTCGAGATGCGGCACGTAGCTCTATTGGTAATCTAGGCCAAACCTTGCAAAACCGTCGTGTATTTGGCTCATCTTTTGGTCAAGATGCAATCTCAAGAGCTGATGCGGAGTTTGCTAAACAAGAAGCAGATGTGAAGGCGAGATCATTCCTTGAAGAACTAGATGTCACAACTCGACTAATTGAGAAGCAATATAACAGCTCTGCTAGGGCCGTTCAGACAATTATTGATCGATTAAACATCGACGCAAACATCGCCACCCAATTATCTTCTCAGGCTACCGCAGCACTCCAACAAAACGCAGCATTACAAGCTCAAGTAGCGCAACAAAACGCCGATAGTGGTTTGGGCGTGCTAGGTACTGCTTTAGGGTTTGGTGCTTCGTTTATTAATCCTGCAAGTGCCGCAACAGGGTTTAATGCAAGTGCCTCAATGTTAGGCGTGTCAGATATTGTTACCAAAAACATTATAAGAAGGGCGGGTAGTAAAAATGGCTTTGATTTATTTGAGTTTAACTATCATGGGGATAAAAAACGATACATTGGCGTTATTGCTCAATTAGTTGAAAAAGTGATGCCGGAAGCAGTGAGTAAAATACATAATTACAAGCGAGTGAATTATGAAATGATCGGCGCCCCCGATCGTGACTGGGAAAC